GGTTCTTTTAAAGTTTTGTGCTTATTTCATTAACATGAAATTGTTAGCACCTTGTGTAATTAAACATCTTTCAGTTAAGAAATGTAGTTGCATAGCATCTAAAGCAGATGTTGCAGCTCCAACAGAACCAGTAACCCAAGATTTCATTCTTCTATCGTCAGTTTGTGAAGCTCTGTATCTAACGTGTAGGAATGGTCTCTTTAAGTTTGAACCTAATTGTTGGTCATAAACTGTAGAAGTTCCAGCTGGAATTACAACTCCTCTAATAGCATTTGCTGCACTAGCGTCGTTAATACCACCTCTTGTAGCTTTGTCATTTAAGTATCTCATGTCAGACTTGTAGAAGTCATAAGAACCTCTTCTGAAACCAGAGAAACCTAAATTTAATGCCATATCTTCAGAGTTGTTGAATACTCCATAAGAAGTACCACCAGCACCGTAAGAATTCATTGAAGCTAACATATCGTCCATTGCAAGAGACGTAGCTCTATTTACAAACATCATGTTTTCTTCAATAGCACCTTGAGAATCAAACTCAGCTAAGATAGCATCGAATTCAGCTAAATCAGTAGCAGGGTTAATACCAGTAACACCAGTAGTAACATTACCTCTAGTTTCGATAGCAGCGAATAATCCTTCAGTTCCAAAAGAAACGTCAGCTCCATTAATTGCAGCATCAGCATTGTTTGCAGTGTTAACACCTTTAACAGCTTCTAACATAGACATTTCCATGTAGTCTGCAAAACGAGATCTAGTTTCACCTTCAGCTTTTAGGTACCATAAGTAACCTGACTGACCAGCTTCACCTGTAATTTCAACCCAACCAATTTGAGAAGCATCAGATCCTGAGATCTCATAGTAATCTTTCATTATGATTGGCTTGTTGTTAAATGATTGGTGAGTTGGCTTAACAGCACCAAAACCATTGTTTATAGTAGCTGTAGTTTTTCCTTGGCCTTGTGCACCTTTTCCAAACTCAGAACCAATAACTAATAAAGTTGCGTTATCAGCAGTTGGAGCACCTGTATCAGCAAAAGCAGCAGGAGCATCACCAGTTGCAGCCTCGTAAGGTAAGCAAGTAATAACAGCATTAGCAACAGCTGATACAAAACACTTGATAGTACCTTGACTAAGAGCTACAACAACCATGTCGTTAATTCTAACACCGTGAGTTGTACTTAAACCGTTACCATCAATATCTTTAGTTACAGTAAAAGTCATTTCATTATTGTCAAACTTACCAATATAAGATAAGTGTAAACGACCTTGCTCAGACCAAATAACTTGATCAGAAGACATCGCTTCTTCAGCTCCTACTTGTGCAAGAAAACCTGAAATTGTTCTGTTACCAAACACTTCAGCTTCTTTTTCCATAAGATCTGGTACGTATTGTTGACCCCAGTCGTTTCCGTCTGCAGTAAAATCAATATAATTTGACGCTAATAGTGCTTTCTGCGAAGCAGGTACGCTATTTAGCTGTCCAGCGGCTCCTGAATGACCAGGACCCGGATTTGAAATTGCCATATTTTTTTTGTTTTAAATTTATAATTTATTTGTTTTTAATTTTAAACTTAAAATCAGAAGAATTATCACCTAACACTTTTACCTTTATACCTCCAGCTTCAACAACTCCGTGTTCTTGCCTTGGGTTCATATTTACGTTTTTAGCTTTAGCAACGCTTTGTTTTAAAGCATCAGCTTTACCTTGCTCGTAAAAATGTCTTGCAACAGCATCAGGATTCATAGCGGTAAACAAAGACTTGTGATAACCCTTAGCATCTGACATTTCATTATTTTCATTCAAGAACTTCTTGACAAAATTATTAATATCACTTTGAGTTTCTTTTACTTTGTTAGAGTTTTTAACGTTAAACCTATAATTCTTATCACCAACATTAAAATCAAAACCTTTGAAATCTTGATTAAAAACATTGTTTGTTTTAGTTTTAAAGGTATTAGTTTGTTTTTCTAAAACCGCTTCGTTTTCTTTTGACTCCTTGTCGTATCTATTAAAAAAATCTACAGCTTTTTGTTGTTCTTGGGTCAACTTTGACCCAGCTTTGATTTCTTCATAGTATTTGGACTTTTGCCTGTCCAGGTGGGCTTTAGCGTCGGCAACTTGCTCTTTTAACGCTATCTTTTTCTTTTTAATCTCTCTTTCTTCATCAACATCTTCGTCAAACGAAAACCTATCGTCAATTAAAAATTCTACTTCATCAGTTGTTAAGTGAGATTTTGTTTGTTTGTAGTACTCTCTAAGCACTGTCATATTGTCGTAACTAGAAAAGTCTTGATTAAGACGAACGTAATCTTCTAGTGTACCTCCAGTTTCTTCCATGAAGTCCATTAGCTTTTGAACATTTTCAGGTAAAGCTTTTCCAGTTTCTTTAGCTTCAATTATAGCTTCTTTAACTTCTTCAGCTAATTCCTCTTTTTGTTCTTGTTCAGTAACTTCTTCTAATACTGGACCTTCTTCTTGTGTTTGTTCTTCCGGTTGTACTTCTTCTTGCTCTTCTGTGGCATTGGCATCTTCATTGACTCCAACCACTCCCTCGTTGTCAGGGTTATCTTCTTTAGTTTCATTTTCTTCTGGTTTATTTAAATTAACGACTCTATCGCCGTCTTCATTAACTTCTGGTTTTTTAGTTTCTTCAACTGGTTGTTCAGTTGCTTGTGTAGTTTCTTCAACTACGTTTTCTACGTTTTCTTCCATAATATAATATAATAATAATTAATAATTGTTATCTAGGATCAAAAGCTTCTAAATCAAAACCGGCTCCTAAGTTATCATTACCTGCAGACTCAAAGTTTTTAGGTGCTTTTGCATTATTTCTTTGGTCAATCATTTCACTTTGTTGGCTAGCTTGTATTCTTGTTCTTTCGTCTTTACGATCTTCTTTTTCTTTTTCTTTGTTACCTACTGTTTCATTTTCCATTTGTCTAAGCTGCATGTTATACTGAAACTCTACAGCCATCAACTCTTTTTTGTATTGAACTTCTTGTTGCATTTTTTGTGATTCCATTTGAGACTCAAATTGCAACAACTGTATTTTACCAGAATTTAAAGCTTCACTTTTTTGAACTTCAACTTGAGCGGCTTGTTGAGCGGCCTGAGAGTTTGATTTTGATTGTGCTTCAATATTTTCTAGTTGTAATTTTCTGTCTTTTTCTTGTTTTTTAGTTCTTCTTAATTTTAAAACTTGATTAGCAAGTCTTACACTTTTTATATTTCTTACGTCAATAGCATCTTCAAGTTCTATACTTTGTTGTTGCAAAGCCATTTGAATATTGTTTTCTAGCATTTGCTTTTCTTCTTCATCAGGAGAAATTTCTATAAATATACCAAAGTCATACAAATATAAATCTTTAACTTCTTGTAACGTTGCAACGTTATGAGCGCCTATAGACTTTATAAAAGCATCTTTAGTTGGTGAATACTCTAAAACATCAGATATTCTAAGTGATAAACACTCAGCTGTTTCTGCAGTCAAATATAAACCAGCTTGTAATATATGTCTTGTGGCGGTGTTAGAATTAGCAGCTGCTAGCTTTTGCACACCAACCAAAGCATTTTTATCTGGCATACTACCATCTCTAGCTTCATTAAGCCCGGTAGTATCTCTTATCATTTGTAAGTAATAGTTATAATTACCAATTAATGCTTGCATTTTGTTACCACCGTTACCACTAGTAATTTCTTGTATTGGAACTTTACCTGCGTTAATATCACCTTCTTGCGTGTAAGATCTACCTATAACAGAACCTGTTTGGAAAAACATATTTAACGCTTCTTGTGGATTATAGTTTGTACCATTACCTAAATCTATTTCCGCTAAACCATCAGCATCTAAATAAACACCGTCTGGTACCATACGTGATAATACTTGTTGCAGTTTTAAATGTGTTAACTGTATCATGTCAGCAAAACCAGTTATACGGCTAACTAAAGACTCAATACGTCCTTCGTACATACGCGGTGCTACAATAGCGTAATTCATTT